GCGGGGTTTACAGAATAACCTCAACAATCCGGTCATTCTGTAAACCCAGCTAAATACTTAGTTTACGGGGTTCTATACGCTCTACTTGGCCTTTCGAACCCGGAGGGGAGCCTTTACCGGCGTTTTTCCGCTGGTGGGCAAGTCCGCTCGGTAGTGCACGTCGCTGGCAGGCAGGTCGTGGAACAACCGGATTTCTGCCAGCAAGTGCTGCACCGCAGGACGGAATTTATGCACCAACGAAGCACCATCACGCTTCACTTCCAGGAGACCGAGACGCGTCCAACGAGAAAGAACTTCACGTACGGTGTCGCGATTCAATCGTGGCAACGCAGCAGTTATTTCTTGAATGTCTTGACCACGTACATTGTTGTTCGCGTAGATCACGTGCGCGACGCTAGCAGATATAGTGTCGGCTGTGTGAAGTGCAACACGACGAAGCAAGCGAAGGATTCTTGGATCTTCCAATGTATCACATTCAAAGTGCAATGCCAATCCTTGCGCCAACTTTACAAACTGCGTAGCCAATCTTGGTGGAGCTTCGATCATCGGATGCATAGTTTGACGGTCGGAGAATTTATCCGTTGGGGATACAGCTCGTAGGTGCGCTACAAGGTACGCCAACTTGGCTATAGTTTCTGCGAACTTCGGCGACGGCTTCGGTACGTTGTGCTCGTCGTATGGACGAATCAACGCACGCACACAAGCGTCTTTCAATTCCGTACGCATGTCCTCTTCGTTACCACAATTTTGTACCGCACGAATGGCGCGTTGAATGTCGTCCTCGCGGTCAAGATCTCTATCGGCTCGGAACTTCAAGAAGCGTTCGCCCATTGCTGTGTTCGACATAGCGTCAATCGCTGGCGTCACACCTGCGAGCACGGTGAAGTGTAGCTTCTTGTATTCACGCTTGATACCGTTACCGAACACCTTCACTACGGACCCATCGTATGCATCGCGAAGGATACCGAACACTTCGTCCCGTTCCTCCGCCCTCCCTTGAAGGAGCGGCGTGAGGTCCTTGATCGCCAAGCAGGCACGCTCCCCCTCTAGGGCTGCGAGCAATGAAGGGTCGGATCCGCCCGGTCCCTGGAACCCAGAAACCAACGACTTGGAAGTCATGTTGCTTAGCGCATGGCAGCGCCACCACGCAGAAGCAGGCATAATGGTTTCCGACTTTGAACCACTCGGTGGAGCAATTAGAAACATCCATAACGGATTTCCTGGAAGGTGAAGGGTCCATAGAACGGCCATTGTGATGTCGATTAGATCGTGATTCTCCAGCAGCAACCACTTGCTGAAAACTTTATGAAGTTCGTCCACGGTGATTGGTTCGAGTTCTTCTTGAGCTGCTCGGCGATCGTTGGATTGCACCAACGCGTTCGGATCCTCGCCTACACCCGTCGGGGTTAGCTTCAGCCTAGCATGCACATAATCGTAAGCGGTTATAGGCTTCTGGAGGTTCTGCTCCACTAGATTACTTATGTCGTACCCGTCGCTCTTACCATCCTCTTCTTGCTTGTCGGCTCGTGGCCAATGGAGGAATTTCAACGACTTCGTCACGGAACGCAACTTCTCGTAGCAACGCACGGTTCCTTTACGTCCAGCTTCGTCGCAGTCGTACAACGCCACAACATCCCTACCAGTGAACCAACCAACCCAATCCTTCGCCATCGTACTGGCTCCTGGTAAGCCAACACAAATCCCCGGCTTGTCTTCCATTGCGAGCACCCATTGCCATGCGTGCCAGTCCCATTCGCCTTCACAAATGTAGACCGGCTCACCACGACGGTCGTCATCGCCCAGTAGTTCCGCTCCCAGGAGACCAAGAGGTAGTCCCTTCAACGCCATCACCGGATTCTTCTTTCCAGGCTTCGGCATCTTGAACGTACGTACGCTCGCGGGATGTCCGTTCGGCTTGAGAACTAACCATGTGTACTTGTCGGTGCTCTCGTCGTAGCCAAGGACTGGAGACAACTGGAACGCGTCGTCAGGTAGTCTTCTGTACTTCGCTAAGCCGTCTGCTCGGGCATCGGTAAACGCAGGACGCCAAACCAAGTCGTGCATTTTACTGATTGCGGTAACGTTGTTACCGTACTCGCCACACGCCTTGCAGTCCCACTTCGTAGTTTTTGGACTGGCGTATAACTTTTTCTTCCCGCAGAAAGGGCAGTCGCCTACCAGCTGATCTCCTTGTTTCTCCAAACCCCATCCTAGGATTTCGAAGATAGAAACTGCTTCGTCGCTCATGAGATTTCCTGCGTATCGGACCAGCGTTCAACGGCTATCTTCATACCGACCGGGAACGGTTTTGGGCAACCTATAACTTTATTGTCCGTTCCTTGCATGGCAGCTACAACCGCATCCATAGTTTGTTTGCTGTGTATGGATTTGTGCGCCTCGATTATCAATTCGTCGTGAATGGTCAGCAACAAATGAAGCTTACCTTTGTACTTTGGTTGTTGTGATAGATTGTAAATTCGCACCATAGCGTTTTTGATTAGCTCGGCAGACGAACCTTGCACTAAGTAATTCGTGGCTTTGTACGCAAAGTTTCTATCGATTGGGTACTTACGTCCGAATGGGTTTAGTATGTAACCCTTCCTACGCGCCTCTGAGATCATCTCGGACATGAACTTCTTCACACCAGGAAGACGTTCATCGTAGTCCTTAATAAAGCCTGCCGCTTCTTCTACAGTACACCCAAGGAGTTCTGCCACTTTGTCCGTTCCGCCTCCGTACAACTTACAGAACATTAACAACTTAGACCGCTTTCGGTACTTCGTAAAAGCGTCTAGGTGCTTCTTCTCCTGGGGTGTGAGTTCTTTTGGGTCTTTGTTTTTCGCTGCCTTCGCTATCTTTATGTCGAACATGTGTCCCCACACACGCGATGCAATTCCTCCGTGGAAGTCTTCACCGTTAAGTAAAGGCTCTTTCATCAACGCGTCGTTAGACAGAAAGGCGAATACCCAGACTTCGATTTGACTGTAGTCAGGTAGGTACAAAACGTAACCGGGACGAGGACGGTAGCACTCGCGTGGGCGATACGGTACTTCAGCCTTCTTTCTTCCCGTGGTGTCTGAAGCCACATTCATCATGTTTGGCTTCGAACAAGACAACCGTCCCGTGATTGGTCCGCACTGCTTATAGTTTGGACGGATTATCCAGCTGCCGTCTGGATCTCTTGTCTTCAGTTGTAGGTACGGTTCTATGAAGCTGCTAAGCATGTGCTTTGCTGCGTCATAGTTTAGAATCCAGTAAGCCAACTCGTCGTCACGTACGAACTTGTCTCCTCCTTTGCTGTCCTCCTCCCAGTGCCCCGCTAAGTCGTACAGAAGTTCTGCGTCACATTTTGGCGAGTGACCTGTGAATTGACACAACTTGCATCCTGGTGATTTGGTCACGGTGAACATTTTGGTCTTGCCAGTTTTCACCACACGGGCTTCTTTTACTTTTTCTCCGTTCTTGTCTAGTACTGGAGTCTTGCAGTGCGGGCACGGTACCGGAGATCCGTCTTTACGCAGCGAGAATTTCTTTGGTTTCAGTCCACGCTCTCCAAAAAACTTTTGGCACATCTGCTTTGGTGATTTTGGATTAAGTCCTTTTCCACCATTCTTTTCTATATTCCGCATTGCGTTGTTGCAGTACGAACTGTAGTCTTTTCTAACTTCTTCAGTCCTTGGTACGTCCAAGCATATACCACGATCTTCCATCGACCGTATAACATGCATCAATTCCAACTCACGGTTTACGACGCGCCAGAGTTTCCCTCCTTGTTGCTCGTCTTCGTCAAGTTCTTCTACGATAGCTTTGTAAAGTTCGGCCGTACGCACAGCGTCCTTGCACGCATAGATACGACACAGATCCGGATCAGCTAACCAAAAGTCTGCTTTGTACGGCTCGTTACCAAACCACTCTTCTGTAGCTATCGTCCAGGTCGACATGTACGAACCCTTAGGAGCACGACGTACCTTATTCCGTGCTTCCTTAGTAGACTCATCGAGGTCCGATTCGTCTTCCGTTCCGATGTCGAGGTACTTCTTACACAAGTCCTTCAACCCATAGGAGAACTCGTCTGGATTAACTACATGCATTCCAATAATGGTATCGAACAACGGTCCACGAATTACGAATCCAGCCTTGGACAACGCACGATGATCGTGACTACAATTATGGAACACCTTAGTTATGGCTTCGTTCCCCAGGAGTTCCTGGAGGAGAATGAACGTTTTATCGTCGCGTATCGGTCTACGAGTTACTGGATCAACTGGCCAGCGAATGTAAGCGTACTGCCCGTCGGCGTTGCAAAGAGAAAACGCGAATGGGCGTGCAGGCCAGTGCGGTCTGTCTACGCCCATCGTTCCCCACGGATCTAATCCGGTGCCTTCGGTGTCTATAGCGAACCACGCTCCCGGTGTGGTGAACGGGAAGCCTACACACTCTACTTTTCCAACCAATTCTCTTGCATCAGATCGTTTTCTTACTGCGACCATCGTTCCGCTCCTTTTCTCCCATGTTGTACTTGGCAGGGGTGTTGAATACGGCTTTGGTGTATCCTAGTGCGGTTGCAGCTAAGAGTAAAGTTTCTTCAAATGACTTTTCTGTATCGATTATCTGAACGGGCAGTCCCTTTAGAGACAGGTACGTTGCAGCGGATACATAGTTTCTTTGCATGTCAATCCAATAGTCTCTTGTCCACAGCAAACCACGGTACCCATCTTGGGCCATCTCTTCACGCAAGACAGCTCCGGCACGTCCATCCCAGGAACCGAGCAGTAGCAGCACACCAATACGTTTGAATTGATCTTGTGTGAACGACTCCAACCACTCACGCCAAGCTACAGCGTCGTAACTTTCGTTGTGTGCTTCTGCCCATATCACACGAGATAATGGACCACGGTCAACCAAACCACAGATAGCGTATCCGGACCGGTTTTGTAGTTCTCGTACCAATGTCGTTTTACCGACACCGTCCATACCTTCTACAAACCAGAGTCTTTTCATCGCTTCCCCACAGAGAATGTACTGAACACTTCATCCATCAGAGCTTCGGTTTGTAATACCAGCGGAGCGATGAAGTCGTACCGTGCCGACTTGAATGTATTCGTGTACTCGCGACAGGAAGAGATGTGCTTTTCTATGGTGCGGTTCCCTCCTTGCACTTCTTGGAAGATAAAAGAGATGGCACTTAAGAAATCGGCGAAGCTTAAGATTCGCCCTTCGTAGCCATCGCTCTTCGCGGTGTTCCAACCATCGAATAGTTCTATGGTGTCTTCGTCGTCTAGTTCTATCCGTGTGAAAACCTCCTTCGCGCACGTCATGGCTGATTGTTCCATCAACAAAGCGAGTTGTGGATTGGAGTGCTTGTGCGGCCGAGGCATGTCGCCAGTTATTACTTCTTCGATGTCGTGAAATAGTGCACGCTCTAGGAGTTTTCCTACGTTCACCACCACAGATGGGTTGTGCCTACGCACCCACCGAGCTACCAAGGTAGAGTAAATACCGGTGAACGCAACGTGCTCCGCGACGGTTTCTTTTGTTAGGACTCGGCAAGTGCCGAACCGATGTACATAGCGCATACGCACTACGTCACCAAGAAGTAGTTCTCGTATATTCATCGGTGCTCTCCTTTCCACGGTGAGAGAAGATCTTCATCCATACCAGCACCAAGGAATGTCTTCAGGTGATCGATTCCGTACAGAACGCCACGTGCTGACTGCGACAGCATCAAGTTCAACTTGGCTGCAGGGTTCTGTGTGTAAAGGTATACGGGCACGCGCAACGCGTACGCGCAGCCCATCTCCCACACCGTACCAGCATCCGGTAGCGACAGGTGATCGCTAATAGGTTGTAGTGGACCATCCTCACCTACGTCGTTCTTGCACAAGCGAAGAGAGACACCAGGATTCAAAGCCCAATCGAGCACAGCGATTACGTGCGTGCTCTTGGTTATCTCTTCGTAATCCTTGCGGAATATCTGCGCAGCTTGCTCCGGTGTAGGTTTGGTTGTGGTTGGTTTGTCGTTCAGTGCCATCTTTCTTGGCGAGAAAGTCGGGATGTTCATCGCGGCGAGCGCATCCTCAACTTCCTGGATCAGTGCGATCTGCGCTGCGTTGAAGAAAGGACCAGCGAGATACACTCGCTTGGCGTTACGGTCTGGGTGCATGGAATCCTCCAGTTGATAGATACGTACCGACCAAGGGGAGCCTCGATCGGTTTCGCCCTTTCGGGCTCATCAGCGTATCAAACGGTGATTTGCTCTGCGGTCACGATCACGACCGTCTTGTCCTTGAGCTCCACCTTGATCTTGCCAGTTTTTTCGTCGATGCTCTTCACCTTGGCACCAGCGTGTTCTTTACCACGATGGGTCACGGTGCACTTATCGCCGACCTTCAGCTCAACTGACTCGCCTTCCGGTTCTTCTTCTTTGGTCTCTTCCTCTTCCTGCTCTTCTTCTTGCTTACCGCCACGAGCCTCGCGGATGGCGTCACGAATGGCATCGTCCTCGGTGTTCTTGAATACCTTGAAGTCGATCTTCTCTTTGGTGAGGATCTTCTTCAGTTCGTCCCGTGACAATTCAGCCAGGTCGTCGCCTTCCGGTTCTTCCTTCGTCTCCTCTTCCTGCTCTTGCTCCTGCTCTTCCGTTGCTTCCGCAGCAGCACCTTCAGGCATCACTTCAGAGATATCGCGATCGACCTTCTTGTCGATGTTGTAGTTCGTGAAGTCATCCTTCTCCTTCGCTACGATACGAGCGACGACCGGCGAAGCCTCCAACTGCTCCAGGATTTCCGCGAGACCTTCTTCGTCGAGCGAGTCGACTTCAAAGCCCAGCTTAGCCAGAGCTCGGAACAACCAAACGGAATGTTCTTCACTAAGGTTGTAGAAAATGCTGCCACGCTGGCCAGCAAACTCTTCGTGGTCCTTCCCGACGATGAAGTCCAGCACTACGCTCGGCTTCCCTTTCGCTTCGACCGCACGTCCTTTTACGAACGCAACGATATAACGACCGTTCGGAAGTTGTACGTTGTCGAATTGATCACCCTCGGCGAATTTCTTCGCTCCGGATGAGAAGACGTTCTTGTTGATTTTGATGCCTAGCTTACCCATGGTATACTCCTTGGTGTTGATGGGTTAGTTTTTCTTGCCTACGACGACCTTCGTCTTCGGCTTCACAGAGACTGGCTTCTCAAACGGATCAGGTTTCTCCTGCTCGTTTTGAAAAGCCTTTACGAAATTGTTATACGCTTCCTTCGCGGTCAACCCCATCGGGATCACTTGGATGCGATCTCCTGGGGAGCGAGGACTTCCTCCCTTGCGGACGAAGTTCTCTTCTAACCGTGCTCCGGCGACTACGGTTTCCAGACCATCTATCCGGAGTGCTCGTTGTGATCCGATGTAGTGGTAGTGGGCTACCACATCCACCAGACCTTCTACTTCTTCCATTGCTTGCTTCGACATTGTCGGTTGCTTGCGATCAACAACGCTACCATCACTTTGCTCGAATTCTTTTTCGGTCTCGTGACTGATAAATATCACACCCATTTTGAGATTGAGAACCTTCAGCATCTGCTCACGGAAGCGGCGACGAATCTCACCCCACGTTGCACCGTGGTCTTTCTCGTCGTTGGGGTGGGCTATGCCACGCTCATTCATCACCTGCTGATACAGAAGTCCATAAGCCACGTCCACGGTGTCAATCACCACAGTACGATACCGTTTGGACTTGTCTGCTTTGAGAGCGTCGATGGCTTTGCAGAACGCGGTCCAATCTGGTACGGGCACGGAGTAAACTCGTAAGGCCTTTGTTCCGGGTTCTAACGCCAGGAACAACGCGTCCGGGAATTGCCCAGCAAGAGACGTCTTTCCGATCTTCTTCCCTCCGTAAAGCAGAATGCTGTAGTCGAGTAGTTCGACCGACGGTACATTCTTGGTTGTGGGTAATGTGAAAGGGGCGACTACCCCTGCGATCGGCTTTTTCGAGCCGACCTTGCTGACGATAGGCATGTTAGTATCTCCGGTTGAGTTCTTCTTGTACTTCCAACGCCAGAGTGTTGTACTCTTTGTGCGGGAAGATTCCGTTCGTCTTAATCCAGCTTACCGGTCGGTCTGCTTGGACTAAGCAACGTGGATCCAGTACGAAAAACGGACCCTGCAGACGGTTGAATGTATTCTTACGATTCTCGTCATGGTCTTTTGGGTTTGGCCACTTACCGTTCGGTGGCCACGAGTATAAATTTGCGAACTTGTTCACGCCAGCTTTGTCGGAGTGGCTCCCCAATGCGCGAGCGATAATTCGTGGGCAATGCAACCAGATCTCACGCATCATTAATTGTGCTACGCAATCAATCTCCCAGTCCACAGCCATATGCTCCAATCGGTGCGCCAATACACCACGTAACGCGACGAAGTTATAGTTCGCGTGAATGTAGGTCTGATGTCCGATGCCTAGTATCCGTCGAGCGTCCTGCCAAGGCACACCAGCGTCAACCATAGCAGCATACGCGCACTTCTGCATAGTCAGCGTAAGCATCAGGTATGCGTGCATCCTACCACCGTCACTCCAACGCTCCAACAGCTGCGACTCGAAGTCGTGCGTTAAAATCAGTCCGGCTTCTTCCAAGTAGTGACGCATGAAATTCGTAAACGTTTGCCCATTCCCGCACGACACCAATTCTGGATGTAGTGCGTCTTGCTGTACTTTAATCATTCTATCAACCGTCTCCGGCATAGTCCATCCACGGTGACGCCAATCGTTGTCGCGACCACCATGCTGTGCGAAGCTTGCCCCTACGCGAGAGCGAACCATCTCATGGGTACAAGCACGGGTACATCCCTCGACGGTGAACGCGAAGCTGATAACTTCGAGAGCGTTCTGCAAATGCTTGCCAGCCAGGATTTGCTCTACGACATTAAGCTGGCTTGGGGTTAGCTCCTTGTCGTTGTTCAGGTACGATGGTGACTCGCCCCAGTTCGATTGTGCTTGATTGTAAATCGTCGACAGAAGTTTACCGTCGTTCGGTCCCCAGCTGTTGAGCGTTACTTTGAGCGACTCCGGTCCGACCGTCGTAGTCACAGTTGGGAATTCCCCTTTGTGATCTGCGTGCGGACGATGCCAGGCGTCGTCGTACATTGAGTTGTTTTTGTTTTCAGTACTCACGCGATGTTCTCCTCGCGGTTAGGTTGGACGCGGAGCATGCGCACCAAATTTTGGTTCGCTGCACCTAATTAAAATTCTACTTGGTAGCCAATTCTGGCGACACATGCTGGCGGATATAGTGCCCGTCGAAGTCTCCCTTAGCGCAAATTGGTAACAAGCTACACACACCGTACTTATTCTCGCAGCTGAACGAATTCCACATCAAGTCCCGGTCGTCGTGTGGAGCTTCAAAGTACCATTGCGCGAATCCCTGGACGAGAGCTTCTGCCCTGGCGCAGTATGTTTTTATATCCTTGGGTGTCAGCTGCTCATCGTAGCGTTCAAAGTAATGACTTGGTTCTTTTATTATGTTCTGCTCTATGCGTTCTGCGAACACCTTCAACGGTTCGTCTACTTTTCTACGCTCGCCTGGGCGACGGATTAAGTTGTAAAGGGCAAACGACGGATCAAGTTTCTTGTGGTGACACGCAGCGATGTAGTAACTCAATTGCAGGTCCAGTGGTAGCAAGTCGAGCAGCTCAGCGGACCACTGTGACTTATTCTTGGTCTCGAACACGCCAACCTTCCCCTTGCGCTTAATCACACCGTCAAACTTACCCACCATCGGTATGTTTCCCCACTTTGTTTTGATAGGTACTGCGAACTTATCTTCCACCAAGATCCACTCGACAGCTAGGTCTTCTTTTATCCACTTGTCGAAGTAAAGCGGCATCTGCTTGAGCAAAATAGCAAGGCACTCCTCCACCAGATCCTTGGTAGACGTTAGTACCCGTGGTTGTGCTGCGAAGAACGCGTCACGTGCTTGTACTGCCGCGTGCGGGACCATAGCCACAGCGTCCTTAAGGTTGCGCACCTTCTTCGAACGTACCCCGTTGTACACCCTCTCCAGGATACCGTGGGAAAGATCTCCGAAGGTCAACGGCTTGCTGGCACCAGAACTCGACCAGCCTAACAACGTGCTAAGGCGAGATTTCTCACGGCATACCAACCACGCTTCAAGCATCGACTGGCTAACACCGTGCTCGCGAGGATCGTACTTGTACGTAGCGTTGTTACGGTTACGTAACGGGTTCGTTAGTTTGAATGCATTCATTATTCCCCCTTGTATTGAACTTTGCATGAGTTGCACTCGTACAACTTCGCATCGTTCGTAGGATTGTTAAATACGTTACATCCACGACGGCAGAAAAATCGCTTTCCTGCTACTGTGATTACGATATTGTTTCTTCTCTTTTTCTTAACTAGCACTTTCATTTGAATACTCCTAAGCAGTGAAGCCCGATACCTACAGCGTCGAGCTTATGGTTATCTTTCTTAACGCTATCAACGGACCAACCCATTAGATGGCACACACGCTTCGCAATAATTTCTTTAGGTGCGTTACCCTTCCAGTCAATCACACGGACCATATTTATAGGGCATTTGAATTTCTCACGTACGGTCTCTACTATTATGCCTGCTGTCAGTGTCAGTTTGACTAAGTCCCCACGTCGAGCTGTCGGTCCGCCCATATACGCAGGCTCTTCTACGTACGCACGACTAACAGTTTCATCTACAGAGATGTTTTGTACGATTTGATATACCAGCTCTCTGGCTATATCTGAAGCCCGTGCGACTACACTATCGTCTCCAATAGAGCAACTCACCTGTCCTGAGTACAGCAGAGCTTTCTTGTAGTGCCGTGAAGGCGTACCGGTTTCCCATATAGCGTAACCAGTACCTCCGAGACCTGGATCAATACTGAGCCACACACTACTCATTCGCTCGCCTCCTTCGGCGGGGTGAGGGCAGCGTCGATGCGCCTAGTAAGACATGCCGGTTTGTGGCCAAGCCCATGCGCCTGAGTTGTGCCGCCGCAAATACTACAGTCAGGATCGGCGTGGTTGAGGATCCTACGTAATGCTGGAAGCGACTCAGCCAGTAGCCCACGCTCCCGCTCCATTACGTCTCGCTCCTGCTGTGCCTCTGCAAGCTTAGCACGTAGTCGATTTATTTCTTCCAGATAATCATTCATTTCTTTCTCCCTAGTTTAAGTTTCACACGGTTCATGAACCACGAAGCATCAGCCTTCATGTCGCGCAAGGCTTCATGCACGATCTCATCGGCCGAACCCTCGCTGATGAAGTCTACGATCAATGTAGGCTTTTTCTTCATCGGATGGCTGGTGCGTTCTTCGGACTGTCTCCTGGTGAGGTGAGAGTAATCGCTCGATAGGTAAATACTGACGTCGGCGTTGGCAAGGTCCACACCATAACGTACAAGGATGGGCTGGCAGATTAGGTACTGGATCTTCCCTCCACGGAATCTATTCAGTACGGACTTGCGGTGCTCAGGTACCACAGAGCCATTCAGAACTTCGGCCGTCCATCCCTTGTCGTTGAGTACTTCGTACGCTCGCTCTTGTTCTTTATTGAACCGAGCCCAGATAACGGCTTGCTCGTCGCCCAACTCCTCCAGGAATTCCACCAGGGCATCGTACTTCCAACACGGTATCCGATTCCAATTCGGATCATGCCCACCAGCCAAGCGTTCAAGCCAACCAGACTTCACGGGAGCGTACAACGTGCTGTAGTCTTCAGCAGCCCAATCAGTGACAATCTTATTCTGTAGATCGTTAGCTTTCTTGTCGAGTGGTGCGCGTAGCGTTTTACGTTCCACATGGCGCGTGATACCGGCTTCAGCCTTTGTCATTACCACTGCGTGCTCGTGGGTTGCGTCCTTGATGGCTTGCATTGCTCCTTTGCGTGGTAAGAACTCGTAGCCAGCTTGGAAGAAAAACCTGTCTCGCCACTTCCAAAAATTGCTATGCCCCATGAACGATCCACCGAGCAAAAACTGCATCTGTGTGAAGATCTCCATCGGTCCTTGCGGTCTCGGTAGACCAGCGAGCACAGCACGGTTATGGAAGTTACTACATTTGCGTAGTAGCAACTTGGTAATTGCTGCCTTGGGATTCTTAATGTGCGTCGACTCGTCGAGGGCTACACAATCCCACGGTAGTTCGAGCAGCTCAGGCGTAACGCGCAACGTCTCGTAGGTCACCGCTACAACGAACGGGATGTATCCGTACGTGTAAACGGCATCTAGTATTCTGCGTTTCCAATACTCTACTCGTTCCAATCGTTTCTTTTTTGTTCCTCGTATGCGCTCGAAGGCAACCTCCTCGCGTTCGCACTCCGACTCCCAGTCAGCTAAGGGCAGGTCTGGAGCAACCAGTAAAGTGTTAGTCGCTTCCTTCATCTTCAACCAGCGGAGCAGCACTAAGCTTTTACCTAAGCGCATGTCCATGAAGAGTCCGGCGTAGTCGTTCTCCAATTGGGGAGAAGCTAGGGCGATAGCTTGGTGCGGTAACGCTGGACGAAGATTCATTTCTCGTACCCTTGCCATGAAAGTATTTGCGTGTGTCGCTCGATCACTTTGTACCTACCTTTTAGCATTACGATGTGGCCAGTATCGGCACGGCTGCTGAATAATACCGGTGTCTCTTGTATCACCCAGTGTTCTGCCGGAGTTGAGAGTAAATCAGTGGGACAACTAATAAAAACTTCACCTACTCCTGGACGTAGTACTATCCATTTACCGTCGAGTGGTCCGCCGTAGCATCTTAGGCCTTGGGGCGACATGGCCTGCACCGGTATATCGAACGTACGTAGGTTTTGCCTATAGCTTCTTCAAGCATAGACAATTCCCAGCACGGATCGCCTTTGGGGATTGTTCGTTTGCAGTAACTGCATGTGTGTGGTTTCCTACATGCTTGCGTGTCGCGTATGCGTGATTTCATACGAGTTCCGTAAAAGACCCACCGACATGGAGCGGAACCCTGCGCACAAAGGAGCAAGACTCCATGCCGGTGGGCCGAGGGTTACGACTTCTTAACGGTCACTGGCTTTGCTGCCGTTGTTTGTGCCGGTGCTGTGGTTCGTGCTTCAGGCTTCTTGTCTGCTGCGTTCTTTTTCAGCTTCACTCCAGGCTTGCGTCCGGGTGGCGTTGGGAACATAATCTTACCGTCGTTGTCGTAGCGAACGGCAGGTACGGTAGGCTTTTTCTTCTGCCCGAAAAAATGCCCCTTGTTGTAGATGCGACGGAAAGCCGACATACGACTCTCCCAGTCGGACTTAACGTTCGGGTACTCTTTCTTACACTCAGCTGCGAGCTTCGCGTCGGAAAGTTTGGCGCGAGGTTGGTTCTCGAATAGGCGCGTTAGGAATCGAGCCTTGTGCCCCTTCTTACGGTCCTTGCCGTCTTCTGGTTTCTTGGTGATGCGAGCGGTATCGGCACTCATGGTGCTTTTCCTTTTTTATTGTGATCAGCCAACGCTACCACTATGGTGTCGCCGGTTGTGATCGGGTAATCTTTTCTTCTGTATATCTTGGCACGCGGATCGACTACCTCAGCCAACGCTTGGTGCGCGTCACCATGCATGTAGTAATCGTCTATCCGCTTAAGTTCTTTTATTGTTAATTTACGGTGCTGGAACCTCGCCTCGGAGAGCATACCCTCGGCCATGGTGTAATACCGCGTAGCCTTCATCACGTGGTCTTGTGCATTACCAGCTAGGGTGAATCCGGTGTTGTTGCACGTAGGTAAGTTCATGTGTTTGGTCCCGTAACACGGATGTCGTAGTCTGCTCCGATGACCTTGCGTGCGCTGCCTTGTGGCGTCCAGTAATGGATTTTATTCTGCCACCAGATACTGTCGCCTACGCCGATACAACGTGTCTTCTTCGTGAGCGGAAGAACTCGCTTTGTGGTGTCACGCTCGTACGGTGGGTCGTCGCGTACCACAACATAGACGGTATCGTCTTGGAAGTCGAAGTCGACTTGGATTATCTTCCCACCGATCATTCCGGCTTCCTTATAACTTCGAGGTAGTACCCAAGGTCCCGTGGGTCGTGGGGCAGACGATCGTTGTTTGGTCCACGCCAGTGTGGGATGCCTACGGTGCAAAACTCCACAACCTGTGGACGATGCTTTGGATGATGTGCTAAGTAGTACCCAGCTGGTAGCGTAGGGAATACTATAGCGTGCTTCGCGTAAACGTTCGCGTGGTCTCCGCTCATAAAGCTTTTATCTCCTTCACCAGCTTGGCTGGTAGTGGTTTGCACTTCTTCGGATCAAGCCAAGCACCGGAGCCTTCCATCAAGGCCAACTTACCATTCGGAGTCATCGCTGCAATAACTCCTACCAGGAATACTCTCGGCACGACTTCAGCACGGACCCACTCTCCTGGGGTAAGCTCGTACGTGCTCTTTTTCTTGTCCTTCATCTCGATGCCTTCCTCTTCTTCTTGGGTTTCTCGTATACCCACTCACACTCGTTGGTTGCGGTTGATCCACAAAAGCCCTTTGGTGGAGCGACGTTCAGCTCTCCCTTCAAGATACGGACACCGTTAATCACAAGCGCATCTTGGGTAAACGCTACGTGCATATTCATTTCAGGCTGGAGCTGGAGGTAATTCCGAATCTCGCTACGCACGAACAGGTACTCATACGTGGTGAGTACGTAGCTGTCAACGCCGCGCAGGTAGGCTAGCTCGTAGAGCAAACTCTTTAGGTCGAGTGGTTTAAGCATGTCTAGGCCAGCTAATCATAATGTTCTCCTTATGATACTCGTTTACCCGCACACAGCGACGAAATCGGCTAGTCTTTTGTTGCTATGTAGACCAGCCAGCATTCGCCGTGTGTGGGTTTCGACCTTCCGGTCATCATCAGAACGAGGAGACATACGACAGGATTCGAACCTGCATCGAGGACGGGTCTCGCCCCAGTAATTCCGTTATACTACGTATGTCAAAGACCAACCTACCGACGAGGGATGTAAGAGTGTGAGGTTTCAAGGCTAGTAACTTAGGTTGTGTTATTCCTTGTCGGTAGCTGGAGTGTCGTCTTCAGACACTTCATCGTACCAGAGCTGCAACGGTGGGGAGCTCAAGCGTAATGGCTTATCGTTGTCCACGTACGTCCGAACCGCAGGGACCATCTGGTAGATCTTCTTCCAGAGGTCGTACCGTCCTTTACGTCTTTGGAATTCGTCTTCGAGGAACGGTTCCAGCTCTTCGAACTCGGTCTCCGAGAAGTTGTACAGGAGTCGTGCGTTGGGTTTTGTTGGTGCCCTCGGATCAACGTACGTGTCCGTCCACTGCATGATGTACGCTTCGAACGCACTGACCATCTTTACGCCGATGTCGTAACCGATCAGTTCCGGGAAGTTCTTTTGTATCCAGCGGTACATACGTGTGTGCGTAACGCTGAGCATACCTTTGTAGCGTACGTTGTCGCGTGCTAAGCGTTCGGCTTCGTCTTCCTCGTCAACGAGGGCGTAGAACTCTCCGAGCAGTGCTCGTGGTATGCGTACCTCCTTAACGGCTTTGCGTGGTGCGTTCTTCCGCTCCACCGATTGGCGTAAGCGATCGACAAGGTCTGTCAGCTCGCTCATGGTGGTTTTGCTTGCGGGGTTGGTCATTGGATACCTCCTTTGGTTTGGGTTCCGCGAACCGTTATGGGGAGGCGGAATTGGAACGCCTCAACTGTTTTGCGTAGTACTTTGAAAGCTTTTTTGTGCTGTCTATGGAGTACTTTGATATCGCTGAAAAGGGGGGTCAGGCCATTTCGGTGTTTTGCCCCCCCGAGGGCTATAAACGCTGTAATTGCGAGATTACACTTACAACTAATTAAAACAATTAAAAGTAGTCTTTAGGTAGTTAGGAAGAGGGGGGTATAGGGGGGACAAAACGCCGTAATGCCGAAATGGGCAAAATGCGGTGATTGCACGGTGTATACCAGTCGTATCATGCTGTATACAGAATCGTGGGTTTGACAAAATAAAAGTAAAATGCCTAGTTACGATGTGATTGAAAAGATCGTACTAAATAATTTAATGGCTATCGGTCACATCGTAAGTAGGGGTTTTTCTTAAAATTGGTTATAAGTCGGATTTTGAAACGAGCCAAAACGCCGGATGGTTATCTAGCGTTAGTCTAGGGGAGAGGGCCCACAGCCTCAGGCCACAACCTCCTCCAGAAATCTTGCACGCTCTGCAGAATGATGTGCATAGTGGTCGCCAGCATGACCAAGCGCAATGGCCTAAACGCCAATAAGCGTTATCGCACGAAAGCGGGAGACGAGAGTCTCGACGAGCTACGTGAGATGGTGCAGAAGGTGTGTGGTGATCCGCTCATGGGCATGGCGATGTTCGCTGCAGGAGATGTAGTCGGTCTCGGCTTCATGACACAGGCGGAACTCGATGCACCAGCAAGAGCGGCACGTGTATCTGGCAATGCTGTGCTCCCTCGTGTCCCATCGGGCAAGGAGCGTGCGCTGGAATACATCTCCCCGCACACAAGGTACAACGCATACTGCGAACTCGCACAATACATCTACGCCAAGAAAAAGATGGTCGAGATGAAAGCGGCACCAAGCAGTACTGAAGGTGGCGGTAAAGGTGGAGTGGTTATCTTCCTCCCAGATAACGGACGCGATACTCCGCAGGTGAAGAAGTGAGTACTGAACTACTCGAAGCACCTATAAGAGAGATACGGCCGCAAGAAGGTCCGCAGACAGCCTTCTTCACATCCAAGGCTGACATTGTTATCTATGGTGGTGCAGCATTCTCCGGCAAGAGCATGGCAATACTAATGGAGCCATTGCGCCACATTGATAAGCCCGAGTTCGGAGCAGTGATCTTCCGCCGGACGTACCCAGAAATTAAGATGCAAGGCGGTCTGTGGGATAAAGCATTGGAACTTTATCCTCCGCTTGGTGGTGTGGCTCGCGAGAGTGATTTATCTTTTACGTTCCCGAGTGGTGCTCGCGTCAAGTTCGCACACATGCAACACGAGAAGAATCGCTTCGATTGGCAAGGCTCGCAGATCCCGTTAGTTGAGTTCGACGAGCTGCCTCACTTCACAGCAGCACAATTCTGGTACATGCTGTCTCGTAATCGCCTACCCACACGAATGGCAGTGAGGCCTTATGCGCGTGCGTCGTGCAATCCGGAACCGGGATCGTGGCTCGCGGACCTGCTCGACTGGTGGATTGGTCCGAACGGTTTGCCCATCGAAGCGCGTTCGGGTGTCCTACGTTGGTTCATACGCGACGGAAATAACATCCAATGGGCAAATCATCGCCATGAACTGGCACGTCCTGAAGATGCCAAGTCGCTAACGTTCATTGGTGCACGCATCGACGACAACAAGATCGGTGTGGACATGGACCCTGGGTATCGTGCTACGTTGATGGCGCTACCTTTGTATGAACGTGAAGTCCTGCTTGGTGGTAACTGGAAGGTGCGACGCTCGAAGGGCATGCGCTTCCGACGCGAGTGGTTCGAAGTCATCGAGCAACTCCCTCCAGGAAGACCACGTCGCGTGCGTTACTGGGACAGAGCTGGAACTGAAGAGAGTGCAATCTCGAAGTCGCCTGACAGAAGTGCTGGCGTTAAGCTCTCGCGTTATGGTGACGTGTATGTCATCGAGCATTGCGAGGCATTCCGCAAAACTCCGCACGCTGTACGCGAGCACATCAAAACGATCGCTAAGCAGGACAACTCACCTAAGGAGTGCGAGCTGTGGTTTGAGCAGGATCCCGCGCAAGCAGGTAAAGCTGAGCGTGGTGACATTGCGCAGCAATTACTCCACTTCGCTCCACGATTCATCAAGCCTACCGGAAGTAAGTGGACGCGTAGTGCGCCTGCGAGTGCAGCTGCTGAGAATGGTCTTATTAAGGTGCTGCGTGGTGCTTGGAATGATGAGTTCTTCCGAGAGCTGGAAGACTTCGTCGACGAGAAGCAGATCGATGTAACTATGCCGGACAACTACCACGACGATCGTGTTGACGCATTCACTGGTGCGTTCAACGTTCTGTCTCGTGGTCAAGCTGCAGGGGTGTTCTAATGACCTTCGTTGAATCTATCTTCAACGCGTTCGGCTACGCGAAGACATCACTTATCGCAAAGGCTAATCCGGTAGGCAAACTGCTTATTCCGTATTGGGGTGGTGGGCTGACTATTTCTCCGCCGTTGAAGTACGAGGAGTATTCGGAGCAAGGCTACAAGCTGAATGCCATTGCGCGTGCAGCTATCGATAAGATCGCTACCACATGCAGCAAGATCCCGTTGAAGCTTCAGCGTAAGAATGCTGATGGCGACTACGAAGACGTGGATGGCAAAGAAGACCAAGAGCATCCTCTGATGATGCTAATGGCCAAGCCGAACTCTCGCCAGCGTTACAAGCAGTACGTTAAAGCACTCATCGGGTACAATCGCATCGCTGGCAATGTGTACCAGATTCGCAATAGCCTGAGCCCGAGCAGCGAGACCAAGGAGCTATTCTTACTTCGCCCCGACCGGATGCGCTGCATCCCAGGAGATGATGGTGAAATTGCGAAGTGGGTTTACAGCAGCGCACTTGGACAAATGGAATTTGAAATGGATGTGCCTGAGGGTACGCCAGTTCCTATTTCGCATTGGCGCGAATTCAATCCATTGGATGAGTGGTATGGCCTTAGTCCTCTCGGTTCGGCTGCCATGCAGATTTGTCAGCACAATGAAGCAGCGCATTGGAATGCTCGTGCGGTCAAGAATGGGATGCGCCCAGATGGTGTGTTCTCCTACAAGCCTGGGGAAATGGACGCGGTTCTCACAGAAGAACAAAAGACTGCGCTTAAGGATGAAATTAAGACGAAGCTATCGGGAGCTAAAGGAGCGCATGATCCGTTGATCCTTGATGGTGGTTTCACTTGGCAAGAGATGCAGATTGCACCCAAGGATCTTGATTGGCTTGAAGGTTCTCGCGACGCAGCACGCACCATTTGCTTGGTGATCGGTTGCCCACCTATTCTGCTGAACATTCCTGGGGACAACACCTACAAGAACTACGAAGAAGCTCGCGGTGCGTTGCACGAGGATACGTGCATTCCGTTGATGCAAGAAGTAGTGGACGATTGGAACGAGTGGATCGTGCCGCAATTCGGCGAAGACCTTCAGCTGGCACTCGACCTAGAAAAAGTCTCTGCGCTTGATTATCGTCGCCGCGAGAAGTGGGATCGTGTGAACAACGCGACGTTCCTTAGCACGAACGAGAAGCGCACGATGATGGACATCGAACCGGATCCCAACAAGGCTGCTGATGCTATCTTGGTTTCGAGCTCTATGGTTCCGCTTACTGATGAAGCTGCCGCTGAGATGCAGGCGCAAATGGAAGGTGAGCAGCAGCTCGATGAAGACGGTAACCCAATCGAGCCTGAGGACGACGCAGAAGGCGAAGGTGAAGATGCTGGGGAGGGTGAAGACACCGCGAGTGAAGACGAAGGCAAAAAGCCTGCATTCGGTAAAAAGAAACCAGCGTTTGGTAAGAAGCCTGAAGCACCATTCGCCAAGGCGTGCAAAGACATTGAAGGATTAGCCAGCAAGCTCATCCATTACAAGTCTGGTTCTCGTAATGAACTCGGGCGATTTGGTAGTCCTGTAGTGGTACAAGAAGCTGTAGCTGCCATCACAGAAGCAGAGAAAACTGTTGATGCAGTACGAGGAAATAATACTCGTGGTCGAATTGCAAAAGCTCGTGTCGCAATTGCAAAAGCAGAAGCCATGCTACGGGAACTTAGTAAAGCTTCCATGTCGACTGCATCCGCTTCAGTTTCAACGGCAGACCTTAGCAAACTCCAAAAACTTAAAGACGAGTTGTTTGACTTAGCTATGGCAACTCCAGACACAGAAGACACAACACTCAAGTCGGACGAAATAAAAGACCTTCTCGGTAAATTGAATACGCAACAGAAGTCCGCGTCGAGAGTGTACGAAGCCAAGTACGACGCGACTGGTAAGTTCGTTGGAATCGTTAGTAAGGCGAAGGACGAATAATGGCTTCGATCATCTACAACTCGTTCTTGTTCGACGTACTGACCGGCAACATTGTGCTGGCATCGGACACGTTCAAAATCATGTTGGTGACTTCTGCCTACGTTCCCGACAAGGACGCACACACCAAGCGCAGCGACGTAACCAACGAGGTAGTAGGCTCGGGCTATTCGGCAGGCGGTCAAGTAATCACTCTCACCAGGACAGACAGCAACCCACTCGATCGCACGTCGTACGAGTTGAGCCAAGAGGTTTGGGATCCATCAACCATCACCGCACGAGGCGCAGTAATTTACAAATCACGTGGCGGTACGCCGACTGCCGACGAGCTTGTTTGCTATTTAGATTTTGGTGGAGAAATCATTTCTATAAATGGTTCTTTCACAGTCACTCCAACCGACCCACTAATCTTCCAGAACTGAGGTAATCATGGCAGCAACATGGACTGTAACCGTACAAGGCACAGCCTTCGCATCTAACAAGTCCCTCCTGTCGTTGTTCAACGGCGTCGGGAGTGGTCGTGTCTTGCGTGTGTATCGCGTGTGGGCATTGAACCATCAGACCGGCGCTGTTACCGGCGTGATGACTGCGTTGGAATTGCGCCGAATCACTTCGAGTTCGGGTGGTACTGCACAGACTCCGGTGAAGCACGACACCAATAGTTCAGCCCTCCCCGCGCAAGTAACGTCGGCAACTGGTCCAACGGACGTAGCCAGTGACTTGTTCCGACGCGTACTCTGGTCGGGTGACGAACCGGCAGTTGGTACTGGTACGAACGACGAATTGGAATGTCTGCCTGCCAACGGTCTCTTGTGGGATGCTGGCTATGGCGACACAAACGTTGAACCGATTGTGCTCCGCGAAGGTCAAGGTTTGTCTCTGCGCCAACCTGGTGCAAACGCTATCGGCGTAATCGACGTCATGTTCGAGTTCACTGACGCAGCATCGTAATACTTATGCCAACCTGGACAAAAACATCAACCCAGCTGCCACCAGTCGATCGCAAGATCGCCGTACGTGGTCGTTTTGTCGAATTGGCTCCGGCCGTATTCGATGGGTTGGTGTTTGTGTGCAACGGCGTACAGATTCTCCCAGAAGATATAGAGGAGTGGGTACTCCTGGGAGATGAAGAATGACGCTACCTACGTATCGCGTTGGCGGAAAGATGGACTGGGCCAGTGTCTCTGGACAAGCAGTCATGGCGTTGCAGAACTTCGCGAATAGTAATCGCAAAGTAACTGTCCAACGTATTGACATTGACATACTTAGTTCCTGCCAGGGAGCTGCTGGTGCGATTTTACGTGGTCAGCAATTCGCTCTTGTTCAACGTGGTACGACCATTGGTGGTGGAGACGTAGTGGACTTTGTTGAGAACGACACGAACACTGGAGCTTTACCTTCGCAGGTTATAGCTCGTGCTCTCTGCGGTATAGATTCTCCAACGACTATCTCGCGTGTGTATCTGAACCGATGCTTCACTGGTGTAGGTGCGAATGATATGGCTGCCGCTCTGCAACAAGGGCGATTGGGTTTCCGTATCGGTAAAAATAAGAAGCCTGTAGCAGCTCTTGAAAGTTACGTCGTGCGCGAGGGAGAATGCCTTGGGTTGGTTGCAGCAGACGATCGTAGCACCATTCCGTATGAAGTAAGTGCGTGCGTAAAGATTGGATCCGCTACGTACACGTTGCGCGCATACACGTCCGCGTTGTGTGGTGGCGTAGCTCTGCTTGGTATTCAGAACGGTACCGGTTCGGGTGTTGTAGTTGAAGTTTACAACATCACGCTTACCGAACTAGGATCGACCGATACGCCGTACTTGCAGGTCGTCCCCGTTGGCGCGATCGACCCAGCGGCAATTGTACCAGCGACACGTCTGACTCCAAACAAGAACGACACAGCAAGCCCAACGTTAGACACGTCGAAGATTGCAGCATTCAAAGACGTTGCGATTTCACCACTCGGCGTTCCGCAATCGTACATCCAAGAGTCCAGTGTAGGAACTCCGAAGGGATTCAATTACCTACACACAAAGGACTTTGCAGGTCCGGTTTACCGTGTGTGTTTCCCAGAGCTTCGCGTTGGAGCAACCGGATTAGTGCCCGACGGACTCGACAAGTTCTTACGTCAGATAAACCTTCTGGGGAATAAGAACGACAGCGGCATCGTTCTCCGTCCAGGAGAAGGTTTGGCGATCGTGTCGTCGGCAGAAAACGCCACAGGCACGTTGGTCAACGTTAGCGCGTGGGCGAGCCTTGAGATTTGGTTCACGTTTACCGATGAGCCATTGATTTCTCCATCCGTAACGCTTACTGGTTTGGCGACTGGAACGGTTGTTGCTGTCGTTCAGCAAGGTACGGAAACTCTTGTAGAGATTCTAACGGAGAGTGGTGGACAAGTCACCTACAATTATACAGCAAACCCTGGTACATTTGTAGACTTCAACATTCTTGCAGCTGGTAAAGTCTGGCAGCAAATACCGAACTTCGACTTAGTTGAAGACATTCAAACAATTCCTGTTATTCAACAGGACGATGTTGTTTACGATGGTGCTACATCGGAAGCCGTTACGTTCAACGGATCGACCAAGCGTATCGTGGCCGACGCTGGTAACACGTCCATAAATGTGCAGGCGTTGTACTCGGAATGGGTCGACTGGGCTTTGCTTGGTAGCAACCTTCGATTCTTCCCAGCATTCACAACGCAAGGTGGAACCGACGTTGACCCTGGTGCTGGAACGTCTATTCCTTACTACGTTTACTTGATAAACGCTTGGCGCGTTCGTCCACAGGAAGCTTCGCATACGCTTTCTGTTACGACCGGCATCCTGCTTGTCGATGGTGGCGGCGATCCATTCGTGGATACGCTTGGTAGCTATGTCGTGAGAATTCTGTACCAGCAACCGGTACAAGCGATCACAGTCAACACTGGCGGTACGGTAGCTCCGACACAGCAGCAAATTCGTGACGCGATGACGTTAGCTCCGGCTGGTTCTCCGGCAGCTGGAAGTTTGGATGATCTCGTTGGTCCGATTCAAACGTCCGGTGCTGTAGTCTCCGATGCAGGCAACACAGCTACCACATTCAAAACGAATCTTGTAAGCTCTACCAACGACCACTGGAAGGATGCCTTGCTGGTGTTCTTAACTGGTGCGTTGGCTGGACAAGTTAAGAAAGTAAGTGCGTACAACGGCACAACTAAGTTTGTCACCCTATCGAGTGCGTTCACGTCTGCTCCTGCAGCGACGGATACGTTCAGGTTGGTGAACAGATGAGCAGAATTCTATTCGACTTCTTTGATGGGTCTACCAACGGCGAAGCTACGCCAGCTGTAGGAACCATCACGCTATCAGCTCCAGTGGCGCAAGCAGCTGGAACTGTGTCGGGCGAAGCGAACCCGACAGTACCAGTAATAAATCTATCTGCGCCTATCGCTACCGCCAACGGAGTGATCCCGCCTCCGGTCGGTTACTGGGATTTGTCGATCGTCGGAAGTCCGGCAGGCGTGAACAAGTTGTTCAAGGAGCCTGGGCACGCATTCACCGATCAGATGCGTGGGCTTCGTGTAGTCGCTCCTCGTGCGCTCGCGAGAGGCTGGCAGGTGATCCCATGGGAACCGAAATTCCGGTATACCAGCAAAGCTACTCCGCCGGTAGCCAAGATGCGAACGACTCCCCCGCGTGCGTACGCGAGCGGGAAGAAGGTTTACACGATCACCGATGAACAACTTCACGCTATGATAATGGCGGTGATGATTGAAGAGGAGGCTATGGTATGACTGCGCTAGCCTCTCGTAATCAAGCTGAGCACGCAGCACAGGAGCGTATGCGATTCGCGCATCAACGTCGCATGGCACGTCGCCTAATGGGAGAGTTCGGTGAAGTTGCTCGACGTGGTAATGCCGACGGGCATGAAATGAGATTGCGCCGCATTCTCTCCCAGGAATACTTCTTGATCTTTGGTGACTTCGGTAAACGTCTTGCTGAGAAGCTAGGCATCTTGGAGAAGAAGGCGAAGGAAACTCCGTATGAGCGTGCGGTTGCTCGATACGTTACGAAGAATTCTCTTCGTAAGGCTGCGGATATTTCCAACACCACAAAGCAAAAGATCAAGCGTGCAATCGAAACCAGCTTGGCTGAAGGCGACATGCGTGGATTGGAGAAGCTAATACGCGAGAAGATCGGCGGTGAGGAAGGTCGTCGTCGTGCCGAGACTATTGCACGTACCGAGAGCCACAGCGCATCGCAAGACGCAGCATTCGAGCTGGCGCAAGAGTCCGGGCTGGACTTAGTCAAGATGTGGGTGTCGGTTGAAGACGGACGTACGCGTGACACGCACGTCGAAGCAAACGGCCAGATACGAGAATTAGAAGAAACATTCGACGTAGGCGACGAGGAGTTATACTACCCAGGTGATCCTTCCGGTGAAGCTGGCGAGGTTATCAACTGCCGATGCGTCTGCGTTTACATACCTAGAAGGAGTGCTTGATTATGGAACGCTTTACCTGTGGCTTTGAACTACTCGAACTGAAGTCTGAAGGCGAACGCGCAGGCTGGTTCAGAGGCTATGGTTCAACGTTCGGCAACGTCGACCAACAAGGAGACCGTATTCTCCCAGGCGCGTTTGACGAATGCATCGAGCACTACAAGAGTACCGGCACGATGCCGCGAATGCTCTACGACCATAAGCAGGGCGAGGATATTGGTGATTGGCTCCATATGGAAGTGGACAAGAAAGGCCTTATCATGGAAGGCCAGTTGTGGGTGAACACCGGCATCCAGAATGCCGAACGTGCGCATCGTATTCTCAAGAGCAAGGCTGAGAAAGGTCTCAGTATTGGATTCAAACCAACGACAACGCCAACCTACGAGAAGTCGGTTCGGCAATTCCCCAAGGTAATGGTTCGTGAATGCTCGGTTACTGGAAGCCCAGTAAATCGTAGTGCCGTCATTACCAATGTAAAGTCCATGCTGAACGAGCGTGGCGAAATTTCCATTCGTGAAGCGGAAGAGCTCCTGCGAGACGCAGGTGAATTCTCCGCGACTGATGCCAAGGCCTTCCTGGCAGGAGTCGTTAAAAGTATGCGTGCCCAGTGGGAAGCTGAACAACGCATGGCTAAAGCTCGCGAGGATATCGTGAAGGTAATCAACGAATCCCTCCGTCTCCCCAACAGCTGAGCCAAAAGCCAGCACTTACCCCAGGAGTTCCTCCCAATGACCCCAGAAGACATGATCAAAGAAGTCGGCACGCAGATCGGTTCTGCCGTTGCTGCGCTTCGTAAGGAAGTCGATGCAACCATCGGCACCCAGGTCAAATCTCATAGTGACGCTTCCGCAAAAGCGTTGAACGAGAAGATTGACAAGATCCAAACCCATCTCGACACTCTCGAGACCAAGAAGGCAGAGCTCGAAAAAGCCATCTTGGAAAACCAACGTATGGCCAAGCTCATCACAAAGAGTGGTGAAGCCAAACCAGAAGACCACGAGGAAGTTCACAAAGCCTTCGTCAACTTCATCCGTACGGGTGATTGCGAAGGTGGTCGTAACATGACTCTGGACAAGAAAGAGTTCCGTTACGAGAAAGCTCTGCAGCGCAAGTCGATGTCGGTTATCTCCGACGCCGATGGTGGCTACATGGTGCAGAACGACTTCAATGGTCGTGTCGTTCGTAAGGTCTTCGAGACCAGCCCAGTTCGTCAAGTGGCGACGGTCGTCACTGTTGGGTCGGATGCTCAAGAAGGCTTGACGGATTACAACGAAGCTGATGGTGGCTGGGTTGGTGAGACGGAATCCCGTCCCGAAACCAACACTCCGCAAATCGGCAAGTGGCTCATCCCGGTGCATGAGTTGTACGCCTTCCCCAAGCAGACCCAGAAGTTCCTCGACGATGCTCCGAACGCCGAGGCTTGGTTGGCTGCTAAGGTTGCGGACAAGCTCGCTCGCTTGGAAGCTACCGCGTTCGTCAGCGGCAACGGTGTCAAGAAGCCTCGCGGCTTCCTCACCTACCCCGCTGGTACTACGCTCGGTTCGCAGATTGAGCAGATCGTTTCTGGTTCCGCCAGTACGATCACCCCGGATGCGCTCTTCACCATCCAGGATTCGCTCAAGATGCCATACCGCGCACGCGGTCAGTGGGCTATGAATCGCGGCACGCGTCGCGTGATTCGTCAGCTGAAGGACAGCCAGAACCGTTACCTGTGGGAGCCTTCTCTGCAGGCTGGTACGCCTTCCTCGTTGCTCGGCGATCCGATCCTCGAGTTCAACGACATGCCTGCGATCGCTGGTGCAGCTCTGCCGTTGGCGTACGCCGACTGGTCAGAATTCTACACCATCCTCGAACGTCTCGGCTTGCGCATCTTGCGTGATCCGTACACCGTGAAGGGCTACGTTGGCTTCTACACGACTCGTCGTGTGGGTGGCGACGTCAGCAACTTCGAGGCTGGCAAGATCATGGTGATCTCGACCTGATCTGAATCATGCCCCGTAGGACTTACACTACGGGGTTCGTTCGGTTTTCTTTTCATTAACCCTCCTTCAAAGGAATCTGTCTATGCACTTTTTCATCACTCTGTCCATGATCGCTTTCGCGATGTTCGCGATGGCTCTTGGCGTAACCCACTCGCTGAAGCCCAACCTCGGTTGTGCTATCATCGTCTCACCGCAGGTGCTGTCTGCCAGTACCACGATGACGACGAACGGTGTTGACACCCGTGACTTTGAATCCGCAATGGTTCTGGTCACGACTGGTGCCATCGCTGGTGCTGGCAACTTCTCGGTGAAGCTTGTCGAATCGGACACCAACTCGTCGGACTACACTGACGTGGCTGCTGCTGATTACGACTGCGACATCGCGCCTGCTGGCGTGCTGGCTGCCGACACTACGTACCGTCTTGGCTACAAAGGTAGCAAGCGTTACATCGGTGTTGTGTTCACCAAGAACAGCGGCACCAGTATCGCAGCTCACGCTGTGGCTGTCCGTGGCCGTCCGCACCAGCGTCCGGTCTGATTAAGTTGGGTGGCGTTCCCATCACGCCACCTACCTTCTGCTCTTTGTCTTCTTCGTATCCCCATCACCCATCAAGAAAGGAGCCACCATCATGGCTACCCACGCAGTTCCAGAAGCAAAAAGTGCACGCATCCGCGTGCTCCCCGGTAAGAAGTTCCGCTACTCGCCCAACGGGTGGGATCAAGCGGTTGTCCTCAAAGAAGGCGAAGAGGCGGACGTTCGTCCACTCGTAGCCAAGTGCGGTCTCGACGAGGATCTCGTTGAACTGATTGAGAAGGACGACAACGCTACCCAGGATGATCAGGACGACGATAATCCTGATGGTCCGAAGAGCCCAAAACTTCCCAAAGCCAAGAAGAAGTAAACCATGCAACGTCCACGTGTACTAACATCTCCTGGAGCAGAACCGGTATCGCTGGCTTTGCTTAAGCAGGCGATGCGTATTACCTACGACACTGACGACACGTACTTAGGTACGCTGCCGGCAGTTGCTCGTATGGTAGTCGAAAAGCTCACGCGGATGTCCATCACCAGGAAAACTTTCGAGCTTAGTCTCGATTTGTGCGACATCGGTGGGTACAATCCGAACGATCTGGCACTACAATGGGAAGGGGTCCGTGAGGGTCCAATCTCAATGTTCTCGGCGGGAGACATTCCGCTGCCGTATCCTCCGCTTGTATCCATCGAGTCCGTCACAACGTACGACATCAACAATAGTTCGTCCGTTTACTCTGCTGCAAATTATCGAGCGGATATCTCCTCGATGAATCAGAAGGGTAGATTGTGTTTCAACTTCCAAGCAGTTCTCCCACCCATCATGCGCAAGCGTAACGCGATGGTAATCGCCTACACTGCCGGTTATGCTGATGGCTCTGTACCAGCCGACCTGGTCAATGCTATCTTGTCTACGGCAGCTTGGGCAGCAACGCATCGAGTGCCTTGTGATGAGTCGGCGTGCAAGAATTGTGGCGCGTTCCAATCCGTATCCCACTACGTAGTAAACGAGGTAGGAATCCGATGAGCACCCCATCCCGTATCAAACTCACGCACCCCATCGAAGTTCCGGAAGGAAGTTTCTCGCGCAGATTTGGAGCTGGCGAAATTGTCAGTCAACCAAACGAAGCGTTGCTAACTATCGCTGAAGGAAAGTACACAGTGCTTGATGCTGCCTTCATCGAAGAACGCAAAGTGTCGAAAGCACCTAAGGCCTAAGCCATGGGTAAGTGCCTCTGCCCTTCCGACTTTGATGTACCGGTTACGGTGTGTCAAGCATCGATCAACCCGAACACATCGGGAGGACAAGACGTACAATTTAATCCGTGGTTCAACTCTTGGGCAAAGGTGAAGCTCGGTGCACGTAGCGAGCAATTCCGGGAGGATCAGCTCAAGGGTATTAAGTTCTACACCCTCACCATGTACTACGACCAACGAATTATCGACTTCGAAGACAACATTGCGATGATGATTGACGATGTGCTGTGGAATATCGAAACTGCCGATGGCTTGGACGGCAAGAAGTTCTACATGGAAGTCGTTGTCAAAAAAGGAGCTGGCGCGTGAGCCTGATAATGACGTTCGCAGTTAATGGCGTCGGGTCACTGGAAAAGAAAATCCAGAAGACTATCGAAGCTACAAGGAAGCGGCGCAAAGCTGCACTCCGCAAGGCTGCGTACATCGTTGCAGGAACCGCGAAGCAACTTATCCAGCGTGGTCCCAAAACCGGCCGCACCTACGGTAAGCACACAGCATCTGCTCCAGGAGAACCGCCAGCGAGCGATACGGGAAATCTCGTTAGTAGTATAACCGTGGAGGAAATAAACGATGGACAAGTTAATGTTATTTGTCGTGCTCCTTACGCGGCCGTATTGGAGTTGGGTACCGACGATGGCACGACTATCGAAGAACGTCCATTCATGCGCCCAGCTGCAGCGATAAATAAAAATACAGTAGCAGAACTTATGCGCGAAGCTCACAGTAGTCAAAAAGGCGGTGCTCCATGGGAGGACTAAACTATGCCTACTGATTTTGGCTTGGCTTGGCGTACTGCTTTGATTGCGCTGTTGTCTACGGACAGCACCATGCAGACGTTGCTTGGTAACCCTTGTCGGATTTACGACAACGTTCCGAAAGGAACTCCAACACCGTACATCCGGCTTGGTGATGATGTGATCGTAGACTATGGTGACAAGGATGAAGCCGGTCAAGAGTTCACATCAACAATTCACTTTTATGACCAGTCTCCCACAAAGCGTGGGCAGCATGGAATGAATGCTATTCAGGCTCGCGTGTACGAATTGCTCCACGAATGCTCTCCAATCATTGTATCCGGCGGACGAAGTACGTACCTCGTTCGATTCATCGACCGTATCGTCAGAAACACCGATGGCACTAACTGGCACGGCATCGACCGTTACCGCGTGCTCATCTAACTTAGGAGTCTCCCATGGCAGATCTTACCGTAACCGCATCGCAAGTTTTACCGGACACCGCGTACCCAATACGCACCGGTATTGCTGCCGTAGCCATCACCCCAGGACAGGTGGTCTGCTACGATCCCGCGACATTGACAGTTAAGTTGTGGGATGCAAACGACAGTGCGGTCAACACACTTCAGCCTGGTATTGCTGTCGGTCAAGCAGCTGCCGCAGGCCAATCGGTTTCGTGGCAGGAATCTCCTGGTGCTGAGATTACTCTCGGTGCTGGTGCTGCTCCAGTCAATGGTACCGTCTACGTTGGTTCTGCCAACGCTGGTGGTATTGCTCCGGTGGCTGACCTTGCCGCTGGCTGGGCACGTGCTGTGCTCGGTGTGGGTAAAACCACGAACAAGATCAAGCTGATCGCCGTCAACACCCTTGTCATCGGATAATCCAACCAACCTCTTTTAGGAGTCTCTCATGTCTAAGTATCTCGGTAAAAACTTTCTCGTTCAGGTTGGTGACGTAGCCACCCCGACGAACTTCGTGACCGTCGCTGCAATGCGCGCCACGCAGATGTCCCTCAACAACGAAGCGATCGACACGACCGAGAAGGACGTGATGCCTTGGCGTGAGTTGATGGAAGGCGGCATTCGGTCGATCGACCTAACGCTATCTGGTCCTATGACCAATGGCGCGTCGCTGACTACGATGCGTACCGCTGCGAGCACCGGCCAAATCCGGTACTTCAAGATCATCTCCGGTCTTGGCGACCAGTGGGTCGGCCAGTTCCAAGTCCAAAGCTTGGAGCGCAACGGCGATCACGACAAGGAAGAGACGTACAGCATGAAGCTGGCATCGTCTGGTGCTGTCACTTACACCCCGTAACCCTTAACAATTAGGAGCTGATCATGGCCACCCCATCTGGTGAGATCACACTCAAGATTAAAGACACCGAATACGTTCTGCGTCCGAGCTTCAAATTCATCACTCGCGTGGAGGATTTGCTTGATCGGTCTATCACTTCTGTGGTGATAGAATTAGCGAACGGCAATCTCCGCTACGGCCACATAGCTGTGGTCATTCAGCAGGGAATCATTGCAGCAGGAGGCAAGCCTCCAAGCTTCGATGAAATCGGTGAGTGGTTACGTTCCATTCCCATCGTTGAAGTCGCAGAACCTGTCACGCGTATGCTCTCGGAGGCATTGCAGGCAGGCCCAAAAGCTTAGTGAACTCCGCCTTGGATGGCCCTTCTGATGATGGGTCAAGAAGGGCGGATTGGTTACGCTACTTTGCTTCGGCAGTGTGCGTATTCAAAGTCCAACCGTCCGAGGCGTGGTTCTTTACTCCCCAGGAGTATTGGGCGTGCTATGACTTCCACATGGAGGAATTGAACCCCAAGAAAAACAAAAAGTCGTCTGATGCCCCACGCACTCAAGACGACATAGCAGAGTTAGAAGAACACCTAGCGAAGATGGGTAAACTGTGACCACTATCGATACCTTAGTCGTAGAAGTAACCGCCGACGGAACCGCTTTCCGCAAAGGGCTCCAAGGCGTTAGTTCATACGCCAAGCAGTGGGCATCAAAGATGCAACCCACGTTCGGTGGTGTTGCTTCTGCTGCTGCTTCTGTAGCCAAGACGTTTACCGCAATGGGTATCGCTGCTGGTGCTGCTGCTGGTGGCGGTATCGCGTTGTTGGTTAAGCAGTCGCTCGATGCTACGGACGCGATGGCTAAGTTGTCAGATAAAACCGGCATTCAAATTGAGACTTTGTACGGATGGCAGGTTGCTGCTGATGACGTAGGAGTAGAACTGCAAGGCGTAACGAAAATGTCGCAGATGTTGCAGCGACAAATTTCGGAAGCTGCTAATGGGAGTAAGGAAGCGGCAGACAACTTCAAACGACTTGGTACGTCGTTCTCAGAGTTACGCTTCCTAACGCCAGAGGCAGCCCTTGGAGTAATTAGCGATAAGCTGAATAACGTTACCAACCAAGCCGATAAGACCGCACTAGGAATGAGTGTTCTTGGCCGTGGCTTCATGGAGAATAGTAACTTCATCAAGCTTGGCAGCGAGGGTATGGCTAAGGCTACAGAGCGTGCTAAGGAGCTCGGGCTCACGCTCTCGCGCATGGAAGCTGCAAAAATAGAAGCTGTTAACGACGCGTTCGATGAACTTAAAACCGTTGTCGCTGGCGTGGGGAATTCGTTCTCTCAAGCCCTGGCTCCGTACATCCTGGAGGCGACTAAGAACTTGGTTGACGCTTCTGTGAAGTCTGGTAACTTCAAGGCTGAAATCAAATCCATGGTTGATGGATCAATTGGTGCGCTTGGTTGGTTGTTAGACGTAATGAGAAAAATGCAAATAAGTTGGTTGTGGGTAAAAGCCGTATTCTTGGAATTCTCCGCTGCGCTTAACAGTGGTTTATCTTTTGCTATGAAGATTATCCACGGAACTGGTGTAATGGTGGAGAACTTCGGTTCTGCCTTAATGCGTACAGCAGAGATGGGGCAATCTGGATTAGAAGTGATGTGGGTTGCTATAAAAATGGCTGCTGCGAAGTCGATCGGGTTCATGATCGACGGTATAGCGGACTTGCTTTTTGGTATTGCCAACGTTACATTTTACACAAACAAAGAACTTGGAAAATCTTTTGAGAATGCTGCGCTCGATGCTCGTCGTGCTGCTGCAAAAGTTTCACAGACATTTGATGTAGAGATGAAGACCGTTGCAGGGCAATCCGCCGCTGCAGCTAAAGCTTGCCAAGAAGCTTGGGGTAAGGCATTAAGCCCAGACGCCAGTAATACGTGGTCAAACGCACTGACCCAAAATGCCGACACCGCTAAGTTCCACGCAGAGAAAGCGTGGGTAGAACTGACTGCCTTATTGCAACAACCCATGCCGTCAGAAGGTATTGAGCAATGGGCAGAACGTGCGCGTGAAAAAATCAACGAAGTTGCACAAGCCGTAGCTGATGCCAGCAAGCCACAGACTGCTGGTAGCGGTGAGACCGCCAACGGACAAGAAGGTGGGTCCTCTGAATTCGTCGGGACTATGTTCAACATAGGCACCCTGGAAAGCGATCACAAAGCGTACCGTGAAGTCCTGGCTGAGAAGCTGGTGGACATTCAAACGCAGCGTCGTGAATTCCAAGCCAACGCGGACTTGGAAATGGAGGCACTCAAGGAGCAGCACCTAGCCAACCTCGAGCAGCAAGACGTAGACGCGCAAGCACGCACGCTCGCGCTATGGCAAAGTGGCTGGAAAGGTAAAGCCCAGATTGTCGGATCGATCCTTGGTCAGCTCTCCGCCCTTCAAGGATCTCACTCCAGGAAGCAGTTCGAGGTTTGGAAGGCTGCAGCAATCGGTGAAACGATTGTTAATACATACTCAGCAGCGATGGGTGCTTATAACGCTATGTCTGCTATCCCCGTTATTGGTCCCGCTCTTGGTATTGCTGCTGCCGCTGCCGCTGTTGCTGCCGGTCTTGCCAACGTGCAGAAAATTAGCTCCACACAATTCGGTGGGGGAGGCGGTGGTGGTGCACCTACTGCTCCACAACTAGGAACCGGAACCGGAGCGAACGCACCGACTGGCGGCGATCCCGGTGGTATCTATGGTGGAGGCGGAGCTGCTAAGCAGATTACTATTCAGCTGCAAGGTGATTCCATGTACTCGGCAACGCAAGTGCGTGGCCTTATCGATGCAATCAATGGACAACTCGGTGACGGCGCAACCATCGGCAGCTTGAGGGCAACATAATGTTTCACGCAACCGTAGTCCCTGCTCCCGTATTCACGCTGTCACAGTTGCGTATTGCTGCTGACAACGCTCTCGAGAACGCAGCTATTACTGCGTCGTCAACGGCAACGGGATTCGATGCTCGTAACGTAGTAGACGGACGAGCGGGTACGTACTGGCGTCCAGCCAACGCAGTTGCACAACACTCATTACTATTCGTTTTACCAGAAGCGAAATGGGTAGACTATTTTGCGTTGTACTCTAATGACTTATCGGTTCAACGGGCAGCAGCCACATTCCAGTACAGTACGGACGGCGTGAACTTCACGACCCTCTGCACAGTCACTCCCAGGAATACCGCTCCAGTTCATATCAGCTTTACAAAGGTGTTTGCTGGTTGGTTCCGCGTTCTAATCGATGGGCCTAATACAAAACCAAGTATCGCTGTGATTGCGGCCGGAGAAGAGTTCCGTCCAGAGAAGGGTGTTTGTGTTGGATTCACCCCACCGACACTCGGTGGCATGCCAACGGTACTGACGAATAACTCAATGGCGACTACATGGCTTGGGCGTGCCTTGCGCTCGCGTGTACCGTACGAAGGGGAAGTACCACTGGATTACATTAATCCGGAACGTGCACGATTGGTTTACGCTCCGTTGTTTAAGCGATTGTCCAAGAAGCCGTTTTTCCTCAAGTGGCACGGGTACGCATTCCCTTACGAGACGGCGTACTGTTGGACAGAATCTACGGACGTCACTGCTTCGTACATGAAGCCAACGTTCATGAAGGCAACCATTAAGTATGTAGGACTTGTGGAATGAGCTACGCCACGGAAGTAGCAAAATCTACACGCAGGCATTTTACCGCGTTGGAAATAGACGTGGAGCGTTGTGCGCTTGCCTACGGTTCTACTGCGTGTGGAGCAATCCTCGGAGTTACCGGACAAGCTAAGTGCTACAACACCAAGGCGACATGCCAACGTAAAGCAAACTACACACAAACCGGGAATGGGTACACGAACCGCATCACTACATTCCGATTCACGGATCAAGAAGTAGTCCCGTACGGCAGCACGCCAGTTATTCAGCGAGCGATGCTTAAGAGTGTGTCGTTCACTCCAGGACGTATCGACCTGGGCGGATCTACCATTGGTCAACGGAGTGGTTGTAACTTCGAGTTGTTCGACGGTACTGGCGACGACGTCCAAGCCGACGACTACCTTGATGAGCGACGGTCTAATTTTGACAATGGGTTCTTCCTGGCGAAGATGATCGCTCGGTGGCGTTACTTCCAGAACCGGACGGTGCGTGTTTACCAAGGATTCTTAACCGACGAGGGTATGGTTGACGAATCGAGTCTGAAGGTTCGTACGTATGTTCTTGATTCCGTCACCGGTCCGGATGGTGGTGGTAAAGTCACTGGTGTCGCTAAGGATCCGTTGCGTATTACAGCAAAGGAAAGATCTAAGTTTCCAATTGCGACTAAGTGTGCTCTTACAGTAGCTGCTACGAATGTTGCAACTACACTTACAGTGGACGACACTACGGATTTCGACGCTTCGGGATTCTTGCGTATTGAAGACGAAATCATTCAGTACTCAGGCAAGACGGCTACCACGTTCACAGGTTGTACGCGAGGCGTCGCCGGAACTACCGCTGCTGCACACGACGTAGACAATAACTGCCAGCGTACGGTTCAATTCAACGCGACGGATGCGGTTGAGGTTATTTACTCGGTTCTTGCTGGGGCTGGCGTACATACGCAGTTCATGGACAAGACCGCTTGGCATACTGCGTGTGATGATTGGATTGAGTTGGGTGCTATAACCGCTTACGTTAGTGCTCCGGAAGACGTGGACAAATTACTCGCTGGTATCTGCGAAGCGTGGTTGTTAATTCTTTACTACGATGATGAGACAAGTAAAATTATACTCGAACCGGTACGTCCACCAACGGCTGGTGAAATTATCAACCTGACTGACGATGATAACATTCTTGTCGGTAAACTAACTACCAGTGAGAAAACCGACCAACGCATAAACGAAGTTTGGTTAAACTACGGAGTAATTGATTGGTCACAAGAGGCAAAAGAGGGAAACCTTCTTTTCACTCGTATCACTATTTCAGCAGACGCCCAATCGGCTCCAGAGTATGATGATGTGGTTCCACGTAGTATCAACTCTCGATGGCTCGGAGCTGTCAGTGACGCACAAGTTACGGCTGTATCTACACGGTACCTTTTGCGATTCCGCGACGCTCCCCGACGGTACAAATTCAGCGTCGACGCGTCCACACAACTCAAGCTGGGCTCATTCGTCACGGTAGCTCTTGCTCACATCCAGGATGCAAGTGGCAATCGTCTTACTCGCAACATGCGCGTGATAGAAGTTGCACCGATGGCTGGCGGTACACAATTATCGGTGACTGCTGAGGATGACTTTTTCCAAGGGCGGTACGCATTCTTTACCACCGACACCGCTGACGACTACACTGGTGATGCGGCACTCGACGCAGGCGACGGATTCTTTTGCTCCGACTATGACGTTATGCCTGACGGCACAGACCCCTATCTCTTTGCATGAGGAACTATGGCATACAATCCACCAACTGACGGCGAATGCGCACCAGGCAAACCAATACGCGGTTCGCTCTTTACTCGTCTGCGAGACTCCCTTCTCGCTACGTTATCCGGCGACCCTGCCGCTCCGGCGATCAGCCCAGCGGCATTACGTTGGAAGTTTATTGACGTTCGCTATGACACTGTGGCCAGTGGTGATCTTACTGGTAGCAATGGTAACTTCACATGGACGTGTCCTGCCGGAGTGACCGCTATTCTCCTAGAGGCTATAGGCCCTGGAGGTGGTGGTGGTGCTGGATTCTCTGGCACGGGAGCAGGCAATGCTGGTGGTGGAGATACTTTATTCGATGGTGAGACATTAGCACGAGCAGGCAGTGGAGGTACGGCGGGAACAACCACAACAGCAGGAACTGGAGGGGCTGGTGGTGCGGTCGGTGCTGGGGCGGATTGGGGCATAGCCGGAGAAGCCGGACAAGATGGCGGTTCTGAGCTAACGGCAGCCTGCCGTATGGGAGGGGGAGGTGGTGCGTCTGGTAATCCTGGCACATTCGGTATAGGCGGGGGGCGCAGAAATACAGTGGCAAACAGTAACGGAAATATAGGGACTCTTGTACTCCCAGCTTTAGGCGGCCTTGGTTACGGAAGTGGAGGACAGGGGGGCACCAGTACGAACGGTGCAGACGATGGCAGCGGTGGCGGTGGAGGGGGTGGTAGCTATGGCAGGAAAGTACGTACTGTGCTACCAGGCACGGGGTATCCCATCCTTGTTCGACGTGGGGGCGCTGGGGGTGGTGCTTCAGGCACCGCAGGACTGACCACCCCAGGGCCAACGGGCGAACAGAGTGGTAATATCGGAGGAACCTACTCTGGTGGTGGAGCTGGTGCTGGTGGCGTGCTTCGTATCTGGTACACTTACTAAGGATAACTCATGTTCAAACTCGTAGGTTTCGCAGTCCCACGCTCGGGATACGGATTCACCGGTGCTGGTGCGTCCGTCCAAATCAATGACGCCATCACCGGCGCAGCGGCAACGCTGTATGATGAAGATGAGGTAGCAACCAAAGCGAACCCCTTGACTGCCGACTCTACTGGCATGTATGAGGCCAAGGTTCTAGATGGTGTGTACAACATTGTCATCACGTACAACGGCGGTGGTACGGTCACGATGAACAACATCGTCTGCCGTGACGCTAACTACAAGAACATGCTCCAGGGATCTTCTGGTACCGCGAGCAAAGGTGACGTAGTGTACCAGTCCGGCACGGATGGTACGTTCTTGCGTCCAGCGGTCACTGCCATGACAGTGGACACCATTCGTGACATTGGCATCGTGATGTCCACGTCCATCGGAAGTGGTGTACGTGGTAAGGTATGCTTCACCCGTGGCCTACGCTTGGCGGGGGTTGGGTCTAGCTGGACTCCCGGCGGGGCAGTCTACGTTGACGCTTCTGGTACCAAGACGCAGACGAAGCCTACGGGCCTTTGCTGCATTCTCGGCTACGCTGCAAGTGCGACGGACCTTGTATTCGACCCACAGGACCCAAGTATCCCGGCTACGTCACTGGCAGAAATGTCCCTTGACAAGAACGTGATTATCAACTCCACGTTTGATGTGTGGCAGCGCACGAACGCCGATACCGCCAGCATCGCAAACTTAGCCTATCACGCCGACCGCTGGCAGTACCAGAAAAACGGTGCTGTGGTGCATACGTCTAAGCGTAGCGCAACCGTGCCAACGGCTGCTGAATCTGGTGTTACGCAACGCTATAGCTGGAACCTACTCTGCACAACCGGCAACGCATCTCCTGCCGCTGGTGAATACAGCTTGGCGTCACAGCCGATTGAGGGTAATCGGTTCCGGTTGATCTACACAACTAAGCCTTGTGTGCTGACGTTCTGGGTGCGCGCTACCAAGACCGGCAATCTCCCGGTTGCGATCCGTACAGCTTCGTGGACGTGTGTGCGTCGCGTGACGATCAACGCAGCTAACACATGGGAGAAAAAGACGGTAACGTTCCCAGTAGCTACTGGCGTTGCAGGCATGACGCTAGATGAAACCAAGTCTGTAGAGCTGGTGTTTGCGCTGCATGCTGGCAGCACCTACCAGACATCCATCTCGAATGATGGTGTATGGGTCAACTCGACCGCTGTGGCGTTTACTACTGGTGATACCAACTTCGCCGCTGCGACCAACGATGAGCTGTACATCACCAGCGTTCAACTTGAGCCAGGGTCAGAGGCGACACAGTACCAGCTACGTCCGTTCGAGGAGGAGCTGCGCTTGTGCCGTCGTTACTACTGGAAGTCAATGCCATACGCGACGGCAGCAGCCCAGAATAGTGGCGTGCAGAACGGTGCTATTACCTACCGCCCTGCCATCGCTGGCATCAGTGCTGCTAACAGCCAGCACGTACGATTCCCCACTCAAATGCGGGCAGCGCCTACAATCACTACGTTCAACCCCAATGCTGCCAACGCTAACTGGCGTAACTTCACAGACGCCGGTGATAGTGGCGCGGCATCGGTTGTGGGCAGTACAAGTCAGGACGGATTCACCCTAGCCAATGCACAAGTAGCCACGGACGCTCTTGGTGAAGTGATTGGCATACACGCGAGCGCGGAGTCAGAACTATGACAAAGGTTTATATACAAACGCCGTCTGGCGTTGTCGCCGACGGTAAGCATGTACCGCCGGATCCAAAAAATCGCGACTACGCCAGAATCCTGGAGGAAGTCCAACGTGGGGAGGCGGTTGTTGAGCAGCCAATTATAACGCAAGCAGAAGTGCTAGCGGAGATTGGTCAACGGCTTGATGCTCTCGCACGGTCGTGGGGTTACGACTCCATGCTTTCCTTATTGTCGTATCACAACAGTACTGTGGTACAGTTTGCTACAGAAGCTGGACTCGCTCGCGCATGGCGAGATGCGGTATGGGTGTACGCGATTTCCAAGCAAGGAATGCCTCTCACTCCAGGAGAATTCTGGGCCGACTTTCCGCAGGAGCCTGTCCGATGAGTAGAGACACTGTGAACATTAGCGAAGACACAGTTATCAGAATGAAGGCCAAATTATTTTGGTCCATCATCTTTGCTGTCGTGCTTGGTACTGTGTACTTCGCGTCCGTGATGTACACATTAGACAGGATCAACGATCGCATCACTCAATTTGACATACGTGTCAATTACTTATTCAAGAAACTTAAGATCGATAACCCTTTCACCGGAGACCTTAATAATGAATCGCGTTTGCCTATTCCTACTCCTACCCTTCCTCCTCCTTAGTACCGGTTGCCAACTTCGCGAGACTAATAAAAGTCTTCAACAAGCGGACCAAGCGACGGAAGCCTCGCAGAAAATTCTCGCAGAACAAGTAGCTCCGCAAGTAGCTACGCTTTCGGAAGAGAACAAGAAGGCGGTCGAAGCTGCACTGAATAAAATCTGCTCACTGCTCAACAGCGCACGGTCATCTATTCGTCCGGCTTTGACTATCACTGCCGGCAATGAACCGCCTCCTCAAGTAGATACTACCGTAGAGGAAGCTGTAGAACGGACAGAGCAGTTCGTAGCCAAGGCTGCTATGCAAACCGGCAGGGCAACCGTGGAGGCTGAAAAAGTCAGTTGGTGGTTGCAGGTCACCGCTATGGCTCTCAAGTTCGGAGAGACTACCGCAAGCGGATGGATGACGCTTCTGCTCAGTGGTGGTGGTACGGCCGGATTGTTGGCGGCCGGAGTTCTCAAGCATATAAGCAAACTGCGTACTGCCGTGAAGGATGCTGTCCAATTCGGCAATGACGCAGTTGCTATAAATCCCGAGGATGCTGAAGCACGTAAGCACCTAATCGAGAAACATAAAAAGATTCAAGAAGAGAACGGAACTAAGAACGTTATCAAAAGTGCCGGTGCGGCAGTTAAAGCACCCACCACACCAGCAGTATAAGTAGTAGAATAAGTAGAAGAGCTCGGCGACGTCTTTTGCGACGGCGTCGAGCTTTTTCTATTTCTATAGAAATCTTAAGGCATTCAACTGGGACTGGGAATGGATCAAACATACTACCATCCTTCTGATTTAACTTGTTGGTAATACAATTCACCGACAGACAGATCGCCCGACGGTCCAACGTTGTACATAGCTACAGCTTTCCTCCAGGAACCTGCACGACGATACAACCAAACCAAGTACTCGCGAGCAATTGATTCGCAAAGTACTACGTTGCTTCTACAACGGTCACGTAAATGATATTTGTTCAACTGTCGTAGTGCGATAGGTGACAGCTGCATAAATCCTACTTCACCATCAGCTCCGTCTTTTTTATTTCGGTAGTCGACGCTACCGAGATCTCGCCAGACAGAGTTAGTTTCTACCTTCGCGATTCCACGTATCACCCAATCCGGAATCTCGGCTGAAGTCAACTTCCATACGATCAGGAGTAATAGTGCGGTTCGCATTGTAAATCCTTGCTCGGACGTAGAGGGTTGTGGCGACGACGACGATGATGGCGATGAATAACAAAGGGAGAGCGTATTGTTGGTAACGGTAGTTGCCCATTGGGCTTGTCCTTCTTGTGTTCCCGCTTGTGTGCGGGGAGATGTGGGGTTCTATGGGGGATTGGAGCCTATAAACGGCAAAACCCGTAGAAACGCCTAGAAACGCCTCTACGGGTAATTCGCTATAAGCCTAGTTATTTCAAGGGGTTAGGCGGTTTAGAGTATCGGAGCACCTGAATTGGGTCACCGTCCCGTTCGCCTTTGTACGGCTCGTAGGCGGTGACCACAACCGCTGGGCGTCCCGGTTGCGCCATGAGCGAGTAGAGCGCACGAGCGCAAAGCAGTTCGTCCTGCTTCGTTCTCTTCGCCAACTCGCGGGAAGTTACTCCGTTTGCCTTCAGAGCTTCTTCCTTCGCGCACTCGATTAGCCATGCCGGAGGGACGGCGGATACCACCCTCCGGCGAACCAGCAGAGCCATTACTTCTTCGCCTTCGTAGCGGGAGCCTTAGCATCGGCAGCAACAGGCAGGAGCACCGTGAGCGGCACAACTCGCGGAGCATCCTTCTGCTGAACTTCTTCCATCTTCTCGCCACCAGAGAGCCACGCAATGAATCGTGGCTTCTCCGTTTCTGGATGTTCCTGGGAGAGAGAAAGTAGGCGTTGTCCGGCGATACGACGAGCAGCGGACTCGTCAGGCGCATCGACTACCACCAGGACATCCGAGGTACCAGCGATGACGGCACGCCACTTCTTGCCATTTTGCTCCAGCTTCTTAACCGGGATGTACTCTTGGTGCGTTTCGGACCAGACAGCCTGATCACCGTTCTTCTTCAAAATCTCGGTGATGAGGAGATTGGCGTCGTTCATACCAGATTTCAAACGCTTCGACCAACGCTCGACGATAGCGACCATGCACGCGGATTCAACGACAGTGGTAGGATCGCCAGCCAACGAGACTCTCGGAGACATCCACGGGTGCGTCGCGTCCGGGCGTACCCACGAGACGATGCATGATTGTGCATCCTTCTTGCGTTCGTTGCTGTGACGGAACATCACTTCGAGGACTTCAGCACAAGGGCCGGTCGGGTTGAGTGGGTGGATGGGATCGATAACGATGTGGAAATGAGCCATGGGATTGTCCTTTCGGGACGGTTTGGTTTACGACGCAAAGGTACTGGGCACCGCTGCGTCACGGCGATGCCCAGGTTGTTGGTTGGTTAGTTCGCCATCGCCATCAGCATGGGTACCGATTGGTCCATGCGTGCGCGATCATCGGAGTTGGATTCCAGCTGAGACAAACGCGTCAGACCGCAGATCATGCCCCACACGGTGGTAGGGTCGGTACGCTTGGCGTCGTGCGCCTCAGCCAAGTCAAACGCCTTGCCAGCGTCGTCCTGGGAGAGATGTACGCGACGGTTCGAGTAGACTGCCTCGACAACCTCCGAGCGATTCTTACCCAGGAAGGTTTTCTGCGCAGCTGCGATCTTCTTGGCTACGTCGGTGTTGTCGTACGTGAGCACACCGCTCAGCTTGTCACCCATGGTTTCCACCATACGTGGTTCGGCTTTTCCGATGTGGCGCACGACCAGCTCGGTCACGTCCTTCGCACCCCACACGATGTGGTTGCCACACACAGCGTCGTACAGGAACGTGGTGATGCGGAAGGCTCCGCTACCGACTTCCGAGTTCTCAACCCAGATTCCACGGTTCAACGAGAAATCTTTCACGTCGACCGAGTTTTTCTCGTGCACGAGGAACGCGAACATGTCGCGATCGCTGGCGTAGAGTCCAGCAGGAGCGATGTCGTCACCGACCTTCACACCGAGTCCGTGGAACTTGCTGTTAAGCAGAACGTCGTCCTTGGTTGCTTTGCGAACGCGTTCGTTCGTCTTGCCAGCAGGGCGAGCTGGCGGAACGCGCCAGCCTTTCGCAACGAGACCCTGCAGGCCTTCGCCGATCTTCCAGTTCGGGATGTATCCGTAGCGATCGGAAGTGAACGCTTCGATGTGCGGAGTGAATGTGTCGTTACGGATCGAGAGGCGAGCCTTGTGCTCGTCGTCCCAGTGCGGCGAGTTCTGCAGACCATGGTTGATCAGCTTGGCAGCCAGCTCAGGCGGGAGCGCACGGATGTAGCGAGCAGGGGCAGCGATTCGTGCCAGGAGAAGGTTCGTCGCCCAGTGCGTGAGTGCCGTGGGCTTTTCCAGTCCCTTCGCACGGAAGAGCAATCCGCCGTCCTCCGAGTAATCGGCGACGAGGGATTTGGTCGGCAGAACGACAGCCTTACGTCCGGCGTCGATCTTCTTCGTTGCGGCGATGAATTCTGGCAGATCCCAGAAGCGTTCATCGGCAGGGCGAGTCGACCATTGATTCGACGCACGGGTGAGGTTCGTCTTAGTGGTGGTGTTGGTGCGGTTGATAGTTGCGATAGCCATGGCAGGGTTCCTTCTGCGTTGTGGTTGGAGAATGGTTAGTGGGTTGGTTACTTGGTGAAGAGGACGGCACGTTCGGCATCGCATTGGCGACGCCATTCGTTGAGGTACGCGGGAGAGTAGTCTTTTGGAGCCAACGTGGGATCCGTGGCTGCTCCTTCCTTGTACTGCTTGCGATGTTTCGCTACCAGCGTTTCTAGCGCGTGGGAGCGAGAGAGTTTGTGTTGGCGTTTGCTCATTGGATACTCCTGGGTGGAATGAGTTAGTCGAGGGTGAAGAAGCGGATGGTTTTGCCGTGGTGCTGCTCGAGCAGCTTCAGGCCTTCGTCGGTGGCGGTAACCGTTTCGATGACTTCGAATTCGTGGCCACCAAGCAGCTCGCGGAACGTCTGCGAGTTGTAGAATCTTTTCTTGGTGCCGATTGGCGGATGCCCACAACCGCCTACAGCGATCTTCTGTCCGGTGCCGTGGCAGTAGTAGACGGCGATGTGGGTGCCATCCTCGCGAACATTGAACCAACGGCAGTTACCTGTCTTGAAGTTCAGCGTACCGCAGAGGTTCAGCGGGGTGTGGGAGTAGATGCGTTGTTGGAGAATGTAGTTCATAGCGTGCTTTCTATGGGTTGGGTTAGGCGTGAACGGGAGTTTGAAGAGGACCTTGGAGGCTGACAACGTACCAGCTTTTCTGCCAGCCTGGAAATTGATTGATCGGATCGGGGTACACGATCCATCCCGCACCCTTGCGGGAGCGTACCTTGCGTGCTTGACGGTACGAGAGGAACTTGGTTTTCTTTGGGGTGCGCATGGGTTAGGCCTTGAATCCCAAATTGAAGATCGACTTGCGCGTGTTCGTCAACGGCTTGACCGCTTTGAACCACTGCAAGGCTTCCTTCTGGTTTGCGAAGTTATTCTCCAGCATGTATCCGCCTCCCTCGGTAGCTTCGTCCGGGTTGCTGTCACCGTCGAAGAGCATGATAGTTGATAAACCGCTGCTCACGACCATCAAAACGCTACCGCCGTCGGCCAAGCACCAATCACCGATCAGCGGTTCGCTTCCGTCGGCGAAGCGTTCAGCTCCAGCGAATCCGTACCAGTCGTTACGGCGGAAGGGGTGGAGAGCGTGTGTGTTGTTTTTCATAGCGTACTTTCTATGGTTGGTTGGTGATTCTGGTTTAGTCGGCTTAACCCCAGTACAAGTAATCTTCAGCCTTGGCGATCTTCTGCGTGATACGGTAAATCTCCTTGTCCCGGAGATTCGTCACACGCTCAAGTTCTTTTTCGAGCTTATTCAAAAGTTTATCAAAGTGACGCTTCGTGGCGTCGTACTCTTTGCGTGCTTTTTTATAAGCTGCTCGGGCTTGGGCTTTGGTTTTCATGACTGGCTCCTTGGTTGGTTTAAGCTTCGATTACGGACATAAAAATAACGCTTACCAGCGGCAGCTGTGTTAGCGATTAGGTTGTGAATTTGTACAGCCAGCATTGGAAGCTCCTTGGTGGTTTTCCCAGGGTTGGTTTTTCGGCCGCAGGCGTTCTTTCCTGCGTAGGCCACTAATGTGGCGGGGTTTACAGAATAACCTCAACAATCCGGTCATTCTGTAAACCCAGCTAAATACTTAGTTTACGGGGTTCTATACGCTCTACTTGGCCTTTCGAACCCGGAGGGGAGCCTTTACCGGCGTTTTT